GCCCGGTATAAAGTCAAATTGACTATTTTGATTATAGTCAAGACATAACATTACGCATATATCGCCAAACTATGCGCAATAAAATGATTTAATGCTTTATATATCTTAATTGTTTATATGATTGCAGCCAGTCGTTAATTAGTACTGCACCCAGCTGGCACTTTAAGCCGTTGCAAAGCTTTCCTAACATAGTAGTACGTTACTAGCGAGCTATCCTAACATTAAAGATAAATCTAAGAATTAATAATAATTAGTAAACTTCAATATTAATGAATACATATAAGCAAAACAAAAAACCTCAATTGAGGAGAAAAATAAAAAGTTTATATATTTTTGTAGATCCAGATACACAGAGGAGACTACAGGTTCTTTCGCGATCCTACAGCCTTTAAACTCTCACATGGTGGGTAGGTCCTTTGTATCCATGTGTAGACATGTTGATGCCATAGTAGACACCAACTCGGCGTTTTACGATCACCTGCGTTCACTTTAAAAGCGTGGGCACCTATTAGGGTACAAACCGTTCGGTGTTTATCCCAAATACAAGCCATCACTCTGTGGAAATGATCTTAGTTTTATGGTTTTAATATTCTAATCTAATACATAAAAATACAGTAACGGGTTAAATAGTATTTACATGTGTAGGTTAGTAAACCACACGGGTAGTGGATCAAAGTCGTCGGTCCACATAGCATCATCGAATTCATAATCGACATGACACATGTCTCGGTTGCGCACAATACGTGTTTGAGAGCGCAACACTTTGTCAAAAGGCTTACTCATGCCTAAAGACACGTATCCTTCGATGGTGTTAATAGTCTTTTCAGGTATGGGTTCATGCCAATCAAAGCGCTCATAGCCACATGTTGACAGAAAATCCGAATGACTCCACTGCATGACTGGAGTACCAGAAGCGTAATTATGAGCAGCATGGGCAGTAGCTCCTAGTACGCTATTGAAATGTCCTTCAGCATAACAAGGTGTAAAATTGTCAACAAGGTCAAAGTCGAAAAGAACTTCAGCTGTGACCACTGTAGGAGCAATATGCACTATATGCAGATAGTAATTCATACATACCCATGTCTCAATAGGCAGTTGACTTAACTGATGGTATGAAGACAACTGCCACACCTTCTGTTGCCAACCTCCAATACGGAGAGTGGATGGATTGGCTATATCAACTTGATGTGCATGATTCACTACAGCACGATGAATAAACTCTAGTGTTTCGTGAATGGACATCTCCATGACAAATGCTGCAACAAGAACGGATGACATCGTCGCTATGGGGACAATTACAAATTTGTTTGAACTTCCCCACAGCGTTAGCGCATTTGCTAGAGTGGGAGGTAGAAGAGTGGAAATGTCGTAATCCATCAAATAATTTGAACAATTTTGGCCGGATGGATACGCTGTTTTCGAAAGCGCCGTAAAGAGTTGTGAAAAACTCACATAATTCTTCATTAGTGTGTTTAGATAGTTCATCACAAGAGAAGGGTGCAAGCGCGGCGAGTATGGCAAGATCACTTTCTGTCGGGTAACGCGGAGATGTGATGTACACTCCCCTAGTACCAATGGCAATTCCGATACCACGCATTTGTTCAATGTAAGTGGATAGCGTTGAATTAAAACACCCAATGAGTCGACAAACTTCAGGAATTTCCCAAGTTCTCTTTTGGCCAAAACACGCCTGTCTCGTGAGAGTCCAGAGTCGTGGACGTTCTGGAGCTGAGCCATCTTTAAATATTTCTGTATTATTATCCAAAAACTTGATCAGGTCAAGCCAAATACGTAAGTCTTTTAAGCTCATCTATTTAGTTTGACTACTGTACCATCGTACTAAGGTCCGCGGACGCTTAGTTTATAGCACACGTTTTATGAGCTATCTTCATCTTCCATTGGCATGGCTGAACCTCCCGCAGGAGCAGCCACAGCCGCAGTCGGGGCTACGGTTTGACTTGTGGAAGGTGTTGTTCCACCTAATTGGTTCCACAATTGTTGCGGAGTATTTGGAGTAGCATACATAGTAGTTCCAGATGGGTTACTTTCAGTTTGTGTTGAAAAAGTGCTCCTAGGATTCATAGTCCCACTACCACTAGGGGTTTGGGTTCCTGTAGAGGTTGGATTAATATTTGACCTTTGAGAAACTCGATAGTTTGCCATTCCTGTCATCTGTTGTATAACATTACCGCCATATTCACTCATAACGTTACCAGGCATAGACATCGCTGAAAAATTATTACCTGCAACCTGTTGTGATGTTCGCGGGAATGCATCATATAATGGATTGTTCATCCCACCTCCCATAGCAGCCATATAACCAGGTAAACCAGCCTGTGTAAATAAATCAACATTTTTATCAAACATGTGCTCATTAAAATTTTGTTGGTCATGTTGTAATTGAATATTGGTTACATTAACAGAATTTTGGTTCTCCAAAGTGGTTGAATTAGCACTCTTTTGATTTGCTATCGAAGTACCAACAGAAGCTGCAGTACCAATAGCCGATACCACAGCACCAATACCCATAGCTATACTTGCCATTTTAGTTCTTAAGTTGTGCTCGCAAACTAGCCACCTCTCGTGTAAGCTGAACAGTTGCCAAGTTCCTAGCGTAAGAAGTTGCTTCAGGCAAAGATGGTATCGCTGAACCTGCTGTTATTGTTTGCACCGCCACTATATTTGTCTTTGTCATATCGAGAAGAACATTTGAGGATGTTCCAATAGAAGTCATAAAGCCTTCCCTATACAATTTAAACGTGGCTAATGGTAGATTGTATTCACTATCCCATGCTTGAAGGATAATGGCTGTGTTTGATCCCAGTTGACGCCAAGGTTGGAATTTTAACATTGCATCTGCCATCTTAGCTGTTTGAGTGCTATACCAGTTTTTGTCTAAGAAATCTCCAGATGGAGACGGAGAGGCAGAAAACACAACCAAACTCTCATTTGCAACAGGCACCTTCCAATCATCCGCTGGTTCAGAGTTTTTGAAGGGCAATTTCATACCATCAATGTTATCAACAAAGATGGATCTCTGCTGTTGATTGGGAGCAGGGGTTGTGACTGGAGGCACTGGGACTATTGACACCTTAATACTATGTTCAGTATCAGGCTCAAATTGGAAAGTATGGTTACCAAGTGTTCCATTAACCCCCAGCGAAATATCCTGTGTTTGCTTCGCAGCTACAGTGAAAGGTGCTTTCCACGCAGGACCTATAAATTTAGGATCCTTCCAATCAAGGATATACACATCTGCACCCAATGATGGCCAATTACTTGGTGGTGTAAGGGGCCAAGTTACATTTCCCGCTATAGAACGTTTTTGCAATCCATTTGGAAAAGTCTTAGATCTCAAATTTCCATAACCATCCCGCATACCATCCATGCCACGTTGTAAAAGTACGATCTTTTTGTCGCAAATAACGAGTGTTCTTGCTCCTGTTTTAATGGAATTACAACAGAAATCTTCTTGAATCGAAAATTGCATCCACTCTGCCAAATGGCTCCAACTATTCACTTGTAGTGAAGGATTACGAGGAGGTGGAACCACCTGTAAAAGTTGAAACGTCGGCGAAGCTCTACACCACACATTCACACTAATTTGGTGAGTTCCAGAGGCTGAAGTATTAAGAGGAATCTGTACATAAATTGCAAAATATCCACCAAAACCATCGACTGTAATATCATTTAAGTAATGGTAATTCATTCTACGCTGATCAGGTAGTTCTTGGCATACAACCTCTAGAGTTTTAGGATCTATAATTCCCCATTCAAAATGGTCAGTCTCGGTAGTAGTTATAAATTCCTTAGGATCCCTGTTTGGCGGTATCCTGCACATTTTAATAGCACCCGCATGAAAGCCAGTGCCAGCGACTTTAACCATAAACTCAAGGCCACCAACAAATGTGTTGTGAATTCCTGAAAGGTAGCTAAGAATAGGATGAGTACTAGGATGTATTCTTGTAGACCAGAGTAAGTCTCCAGCAGCCAATCCAACTGTCCATAAAAACGTTCCGATGGTGAGCCAATTTGTCCGAATGTACTGGTCCAAACCAGGCATAGCTGCAGTACCAAGTACTCCAGCAGCACTAGAGGGACCAACATTTCCAATGGCAGAGATAGTTGGCTGTAACACAGCGGGATCAGTACCGGCAAAGACTTCAGCAGCCTGACCATTGGAAGGGGTAGGTTGTGGTGCATTATTAGTATTCTGGGATGCCATCTCAACTCAATTTACAAACTTGTATATTCGAGTAAGACCCCGAGGGGGCTTACAATCCTTTAGAAAACATTTTACCTGAATAAAATGGCAAAAACAATCTGGAGCCATGATCTTTTAGTACATCATCCAGATGTCTACGGATCTTATTGTAGAACTCAACACCTCTATAAGTTGCCTCATCCAAAATCACCAAGGCTTGATTTTCCATATTTTCAACTTCAGCATACACTTGGTTAGGAGTGGTAGTGTAATAGTGTTTATGTGGTGAACGTGTCCAGTTCAGCATTTTATCAAAGGTTGGGTCTTGCAAAGCCCCTCTCCATTGTGATCCGCATTTGACAGGGAGTCTCTTAAGAAACTCTACCTCTTCAAATGGTTTCCATTTATATAACGGACTGTGCTTGTCTTCATTTGTGATAGTGATTTGAAAACATTTGTCATATACATCTGCCAGCGATACCAGATTGAACCATTCACGCACTTCATGCCTAACAGACATCAACATGTCATCACCCATGATTGCTAGCCAAACGTACTTGAAAAATTCTGTAATACAGCGCAATTCACTATGTCCGTTCTTCATACATAGATCTTTCCATCCGTACACAGTGCACCGGAGCTGTCCATGTCCATTAAACTTCAGAGTGAAGTTATTACCGGAGATGTTACCAGTAAAGAACTGAAGCAACACCAAACCTGTATCAATGCCTTCTTCTTTCTTAAGACGATGGTTTTGTGGTAACACCACAATAGGTTCAAGGACACAATGTCCTAAATTGGTTCGTATAACGTCGTCTTCAGGCTTCCACCTTGGATCGAATCGACGGTACAATTCATTAAAGTCCTCAATAGTGGCTGCGTTATTTTGAGTCCACATTCTTGCATCAAACTCTTTACCATCACCACCACTCCAATCACGGGAATATCCAAGTGCATCGTTAACCATATGATCATACTCTTGGGAATGAACATTTAACCCTTCTTTAAAGACGCACGTATTGTGGCAAGCTGTCTCTGCTGCCATCGCAGCATGAAAATACATCCTACACGCCAAAAGATACTCAAATGGAGTACAAACAAATCCTCTAGTTTTAGGCTTTTGATAGATTTTTTCTTTTGTTTTGAGTTCATCCTTTAAAGCAGCTTTATGCACAATCACTGTTTGCTGTCCACGACGACATGCATCTATCAATCTAGCTACAGCATCTTGAATTTCCATAGCTTCTTTGGTCTTCTTAAACTTCCAGATTTTGTGTTTCTCATCAAAATGCAAGAACGTTGACTTATGTCCGGTGATCTGGTCCCATGGATGACCTGGAGACGCTTTGCGATTGAGAGATTTAGAATGCTCGTAATCAGACATATAGTTCAGTGCTTCAGTGAGTGATCCAACACGAAGCTCAACACCAAGAGATGCAACCTCTGAACAAATGTACTCTCTACATTCATGCACTACTTCTTCCCACAAACCTTCATCATAATTAGGTGGAAAACGATCCCATTTTATAAATCCGTCGGTAGCAACATCAGTAGGTGTTTCCATACGCGGATCTTCGACACTAAGTACACTTGGCTCAAAGTTATCACCACACATATTGGAGGCAAAGGGACTACGATATAAGGACGTCTTAGGTGGAGTATAGTTAAGATGGTCAATCATACCAACCACCATACTGTTAACACCACAAGGTACAGGTTCTTCTAAGTGTACTCTTTGATATCTCAACGGTTCTAATCGGGTACTCTCTGGTTTAGGCAGAAATTCGGCAAAATCCTCTTGGTAGATGTCAATACCTATGCCACGGTTCTTGTAGCCACCCTTATGAATAGCCACCAACTTTTGAGGCACTTGTACGTTGTTTATGACAATAGGAGATCCACAATCTCCAAAGGTGGATCCTAATTCCATTTCAGTTGTAAAACCTTCAACTACACCGCTATATTGATAGCCATTGTTCAGAACATTCTCATCTTGGACACACATGAATTCACTAATCATAGCATTCCGGATATAGACAGTGTTGTCTATCTTACCTCGGCTTCTTGTCACAAACAATGCCTTCTTCTTGATGATGGATGCACATCCCGATCTTGATGGGATATGTTTAATAAGGCTGCGAAATTCACAATATGGGTCCAGCTCAAACACAGCTAGATCCCTGTATGTATCTTCACCAATCAGTTCTGGCTTGAACTCCTTAAAGAAATTCAATGATGGACAAATGGCATATTTTATGCGCACAAAGCTATGCAAGACAGTCATTCCTACGTTTTTAAATACCATAACACCATAATTGACAAACTGTTTCTTAGAATCAAAAAATAGCACGGTATTATTTGCAACCATTTGAGCCAAATCCCAAGCCTGTGGATCTGTCATAGCCTCAGCCTGTGGCATTTCAGTTATATCAATGGTCAACGTACAAAGAAATGGATACTTTGCAGCTATTTCAGGTATACTCATATTCTCTGCAATCTTCTCACTTGCAGGAGCCAAACTCTGAAATACCAGATCAGGATCAAAAGGCTTTCCAATCTGTTGTTCATAACTTTCTAACTGGAGTGGTTTATTTGAAGGGATGGTTTCCTTGTGGCCTTTACCCAACTGTTGTTTAGTAACCCACCTAGCCGTAGATCTCATATTGGCACTCTTAGAGGGTTTCTGGGCTTTGGGCGTATGATCTTTACTATCAGCTGTAGTAGGGCTTGATTCTACGATCGGCTGTGAAGCATGCTCTTTAATACTTCGTGCATTTCTATAACTAGCCATAGAAGCAACAACCAATCCTGAATACTGCATGACAAACGAAAGACAGTGACCTACAGATATTAACCATTCAGGCACATACATAGTTACCACACAATCAACAATTTCTTGCAAAGTATTGTCAACAGGCTCATCCAAGATACGTGTGCCTCTAGTTTGACGCTGAATCAATCCAGACAGACCACGCATATATTCTTTTTCGGCAAGAGAATAAGTTTCTCCGCCTACCAAGGAACCAGTCTCACGAACATAACCATCTGAGTATTCATCTAAAATCACGATGTAGCCCTCATCTGAAGTTCCAATATAATACGTTTGTCCTCTCATGTTTAACTTCACAACAACATCACGAGACGGAGATCGTATCTTCCGCTTATTCACCAGAATCATATAGTGTCGCAATGTAGTGACACCATCATCTAGTGACAAACCAATCAGCTTAGAAGCGACAGATGCCAGCAATCGGCCAACAACAGCTCTAGCTTTCATTGACATTTTAACCATACGATTTAAATCCAGAGCCAACTTCATGATATTTGCATTCTTTGGAACCTCAAGTAAGTAGTCCATGAATTCCTCTTCGGTAACATTAATTGTAGCCTCATAATTGTATTCAATTTCTCCTATAGATGGTAAATCGATCATCGTAGCCCCAGTAGTTAACTTAGGGGTCATCCGGTGTTTGAGATGATCAATCATGTTTGTGGGTAGTATAGATCCTGTATGACCATGAAAGGTTCTTCCTTCAATTGACACATATGTATCACGCATATCAGGATTGTCTACTACGTCTTGTGGAGAATACTTTCTAAACACATTTCTCCGCCGATACTTGAATTCATATAGTGAACATCGCCGTTTAAAGGCCAAAATCTTATCATCCTTCATATCTGCGAACAGGGTTTGCGAATTTGCTGTAAAAAAAATACTCATGACATTGGCAAATACCCCATCTCCAGCCTCAAGAACCAGTTCTACAAATGCTTTCTGTTTATCACTCTGAGCAGTTACATCTGTAACCACTACAATAGTTGGTTGAGTCAGAGTATAAACATCCAAGATATCCTGTGCAGTTCTACATGTAACAACATTGTATCCTTGTTCTTTAACCCAGGGAATGTATTCATGTTCCAATGTCCACGTTTTACCGGTTCCAGCCGCACCTATTAAACCTTGGATAGGGGGCTTAGTAGCTGAGGAGGTGTCCAAAAATGGGCCATGATTTTCGCCTAAATATTCTTCATTAAATACTTCAGCAAACATTTTCATGTAAGCCTCAAACTTGATCCTACGTTTTTCTTGTAATTCATACAACTGTTTAGCCAACTGTGGAAGAGTAAAACGCTCAGATACAAAGCCTTCTTTACAATCACGATCAAATGGTTTTGTCCAGAACTCAATATGTTCACAATTCTTAGTCCAAAAGGGGTCATCATCAGGTGGTGTTAAAAGCCCAGGATGATCCAGTCTCCATTGATCTAGTAATGGGGATCTAGCTTCGACAAATATGTCGCGACGCCTATCCAAAATAACTGGACCATTCAAAGTGGCACTTGAATTAATGTATGCTTGATTGGACGCAACAAGGCAATACTGTGAACAAAAATTCATCCCTTTATCATCCAATGCGGCCATGTTCATAGGATACGCCTCATCTGAATGTATCTTTTGCATATCTAGATGCTCGGTATCTTTTGTGTCTTGTCCAAAATCTGGAAGAATAAACACAGTCTGACCCATATAGTTGGAGACAAACTCGTCACCAGGATTACGAACACAGGTGGTCAACAATTTCTTACCATGACATTCAGCTAACAATTCAGTCAGTCTAGTCAGCGCATAAGTCTTTCCAACACCTGATTTCCCACAAATATATATCAATGCTGGTATTTGTTTCTTTGTGGCTGCCTTGAGGATCTTTTCAATCAAGGCTATCATTTTGTGATACGTTTCTCGTATGTCAGTCATCAACTCTTTGGCATTACCCATGTTCTTTGTTTGCAATGCAAGTGTATGGTGCAGATCTTCCAATTCTTGAATACTATTCTTGATACTCTTAATCTTATCCTGGTTTCTAAACACACATCCAGGATCTCTATAAACCTCATCCATACTGCTCTTAACTCGGGTGAGTAAGGCTCGTGCTTGTGAAATAAATTTCTTAGCTGCTGAATCAGGGGCTGGAACCCAAGCAATACCTAAAAATGACAGGATAGTAGAATTCAGAAATTCCCAAGCCTTACTGAACAGCTGTTCAGTGGCTAGTAAAGACCTAGCAGTTAATCCAAACTGTGTAATTCTTGAAATGAAATTTTCATCAATTTTCCTTGCAGCTCCAGTACCAAAAATAAAAATGACAACACAAGCAGCAATACATACCAAAGTAGCAACTATTGGTCCCAAAACTGCAGCCTTTCCTGCTATTTCTGGCATTCCTAATGTTTTGAAGAAGTCCTGAATAGTTGATAACTGGTCACTATTCACTACTGTAAATCCTTCAGGTTGTGCTCCATCTTCACTAGGTGGCACACTCTCGCCAGTACAAGTTTCAACAAGATCCTTACAGAACATTTTAATTCCGTAATAGATCAGTTTCTTTGCAATATCAACGATGGTAGTTGACATAGAAGTCCAATACAATCCGTACAATTCACTAAGACGCATAATTGGTGGTAAAGCATCTTGAAATGTCGGTGCAAAAAATATTCTACAAATCTGGTCTACCAAATTTAGTGGTTTCACTGTATTCATAATCTTCTCATTCCATGTATTCATAATTTCGATGATCTCACAACAGGATGTTGGTGGTGAGCCATCGACAGACTTTGTTGATGATGTAGATAATGATAATGAGGATGCCCTCGAAGAGGGCGTCCCAATGATTGATGAAATGGGTGAATGGGTTTTGGGTTGTGTGATTTTGTTTGATTTAGATGCTTCAACTTCTTGTACCATCATTCTAAACTCCTCTCCAATTCCCTCGGGTGTGGGAGGATTGTTTAGTGGAAGAGACAATTTTTGTTGTGCATCTCGAAAAGCTGCTGTCATTTCGTCCTCAGACATCAGCTTAGAGTAAGCCATTTTCCTCAGATAGGACTCCCTCCAGCTGTTGTATGCGGTATACGCATACG